GGGTAGAATCCATAGTGTTACAAGAGTCAAGACCGGTGGTTGGAGAGGCTATGCTCAAATGGTCACACAATTCCACACTTTATTGCACTTTGTCACACTAAACCACACCATTTGGTCTCCCACGGCTGCTTTAGCGGCCTCTACAAGCATTCAGGCCAACAGTAAATCACACTTTTCTGCATTTACTGTGCAATTATGCGTGTAAACGCATATACGCTAATCCATTGCAGCGGGGCCATTGTCCTGATCTTGTTCCTCAGCCCACATCCACAGCAACAAGAATGAAGGCATCAGTATCAACCACATCCATAGATCGCCCTGTCGCATTGTATATACTAGACTGATCCAATATATCAGGAAGATCAGCCATTTCATAATCGTTTCTCCCTGCACTCCGCTCTCAGCTGTGAACCCACTATGTTCAGTCTGCGCTGCCATAAGTGCTCTGCATCTCTACACTCTCGTTCAGTCTTATACTCTGTATACACTGTGTGATTTTCCGGATACTGCAACCAAAATACCAATAGCCAAATCGTCATGTCAGTCCTTTATGTTGTCTTGTAATTATGCTAGATCCCAACCACATCAGGTATCCCACTAGTGTCCATCCACATCAAGGGAAACCATTTCGTGATAATGCTTCTACAGCGAGTGATGATCACCACACGATTGTTCTTCAGCACAGTGTATCGTTCACCATGTGCATCCCAATCTGTGCGTATGTTATACTCTGTGCTCATGTTAATATTTAATTGCCCTTCCTGTTTATGGGCTTCTACGCTCAGTAAAAACTTAAATACTTCCATGCGCAAACTAACCACAGCAGAACGCACAGTGCAAACACCCATGCGCTGTTATGGCATACTCAATGAACACTTGGATCACGGCGGTGACTCCGCTTGGTCTTGGGCACAGGCCAATAACCTGCCCATGGAAGTGCACCTGAATCGTTGCAGATATTGGATACCCACTGACAGCACATTAGAGTCAGAGTTTGTGTTACGCTACTGGGATATCATACATCGTGTTCCTGGCGAGGATTATGTGTAAAATTTTCTGCACAACAATCTCGCGCTGCTGCTTCGCAGCTACAAAATTAACCTGTGTGGTGTAAATACAAGATGAACCGTCAACTCTATGATATTCCCCGACATGAAGATCTTGCTGCGATACGAGCATGGGCTGCGGTGCCTGAGAATCGCAGCTTGGTCATCACTGTGGGTTCTGCACCCAATGTTCGCTATCAACTGGCGGTCTATGATCAACCTTTTGATGAGCCCAGTATCCCTCGTGCAGAAGCAGCTTTGGGCGCCATGATCGTGGCCTGCGATTGGCCTGAATAAGGGTAAATATCTACATGAAACTCATCTTTACTATCATAGTCTCTGTGCTGATATCGGGTTGTGCCACTGTGAGCACATGGATACCTTCATTCTGGGACGACAATCAAAGTGCCCGCATTGTAGACGTTAGACTGGGCATAGATCGACTCAACTGTGCTGGGGATCAACTGGCTCAGATCACTCGCATACGTGATGACCTGCGTTGGTTTGAACTCTACAGTGCTAGCAAAGGTGCTCTACAAAAAGATGTGATCCGGTTGATCGCACCCATGCAGGCCACTGTGGAAGACATGTATACACGCACATCCAAGGGCCAGGCCAGTGTCACTTACTGTGAACTCAAACGAACCGTCATGCAACAACAGGCCCAGCGAGCAGCTGCGGGCATACTAGGGAGATGGTAATGCAACAACTACATGAACTAGCACAATCGGGACCACCATGGGCTCGTGAACGTGCTCAAATGGCTCTGGCCATAATGCAGCAATATGAGGGTGGGGGTATCAGTCTTGAAGAATATCAAGAGCTCATGCAGGATCTGGTTAGATCAGATCAACTCAACGCACAAGCAGATGATCAAGACATCAAGAACCTATTGGTATCCTGCGTGATGATTGGAGCAAAACTGGCATGAAAATACGTGAAATCGTCACAGAAAACATATTCACCTGTGACTACAGATTGGTCATGGATGCCGTGGCCAGTCTATACAAAGAACACTATGATGTGGACATATGGTCAAACGCAGAAGCACACGATGCTGCTGCACAGGTTCTAATGAAGGAACATCCCAGCTCCGAGGAGCTGGAGTTTATCATAGACACACAGGAACTACCAGAACGTTTCCAGGAACTGAACTTTCCTTTGAACGATGACATCTTGGGCATCACCACTGGGGATTCAGCAGTCAGCGAAGAGCCTGCTAGTCGTGATCTGTGCCAAAGCGGCAAGCCAGACTCAGCCCTGGGTGCTTCAAATCTTGCCAGCTGCAAGAGTCAAGGCTATCGCAGCAGAGATGGCGGCAAGAGTCACAAAGTGGGCTCAGAGCGAGTCAAAGTCCGTGGCAAGAAGATCAAAGGCAAGAAATACGGCGGACCTTTACCTGATTGGTCATGACACTGGCCCTAAACCCCACTGATCTGCTGATAGCACCCCCAAACATGCCTGACCCCCGATTCAGGGATTCAGTGCTGATGTTGACCCACAGCGATGAACGAGGTGCTCATGGCCTGTGTGTGAATAGACCCTTGGGTCACACCCTAGATGAAATACTCAAACATGCCGACATAGATCACACAGGGCTACCCCCTATGCCTGTGTATTGGGGCGGGCCCATGGGCTCACAAAGTGTATGGATGCTGCACAGCTCAGACTGGGTATGCAGTGACACCGTGATGATTACATCAGCCTGGGCCATGACCAGTTCACTGGAAATGTTTCATTGCATGATGGATCATGACATGCCCCGCCACTTTAGACTGTTCATGGGCTATGCTTCATGGGGCCCAGGGCAGCTGGATCAGGAGATTGAGGGTCAGGGGGTATGGCGCAAAGAGCAGTCGTGGTTGACCGCACAAAATCTAGGCCCTGAGTGGCTGTTTGAACAGCCTGTGGAAGACCTATGGGGTGGAGTGGTTACTCTGAGCTGTCACCAGGCTGTCGATAGTTGGCTGTAAAGCGTTCTGACTTTGATTGGCAATAGATACACATGGTAACACCCGGCACAGCTAGTCTGCGAGCCTCGGGAATATCTTCCCCACATGCATCACACTCTGTCAAGCTGGGCTGACTGCGCTGTTTGGCCAGCTTTTGACGCACAGCATCTAGAGCCTGTGCATCACGTATCATAGCAATGGCCTGTGCCTGTTCGCCTTCTTCGCTGGCGCTGACGTCTAATTGTTCTCGGTCGTTGTTCATATACTGCTTCCTCAATGGTGGTTAATGGTTTGTTGCAATGATTCTTTACTTAGTCTGTTTGGGTTAAATCACCACCCTGCCTAATCCATTGTTGCAAAGGGTCATAGTCTAGGCCTGCCCAATCTGTATCTTTATCTAGGATGTCTATGTCAATGCCTACGCCCTCGTGGGTTCTGCGGATCATGTCATCTAACACAGCACGGCCATAGGCATTGGCCCCATAGCTGCCTGCCCTGCATCGATACACGCTGCCTGATGTGCCTTCAAACTCCCAAGCCCCGTCAACTAATGTAGCTTGGGTGATACCTGAGTTCAGCTTCCAAGAGTCTCCCCCAGTGTAACTGCCCGACCACGAAGCAAACACCTTGTAGACAGTTTCTTTGGGGCTGGGTATGCGTATCACGCACCAACGATCTGGGGTATATTCACTCATAGCTTTTCTCCGCAATGTGGACACAGTTTGGTATTGGCATTACGCATTCCTTTCAGTGTCTTGTTGAGCTTTCTAGCATCAGCAATAATCCTGCGTATGGATTTACGGTCTCGTTCACCTTTAGCTTTGCTTAATTCTTCTTTAAGGTGTAGCTTCATCTTATTCAAGCGACCTTCGAAGATTTCAATAAAGCCTGATATGCCTGGGCTAGAGCTTGCTGGTGTGCCACTCATACTGGGTTCTCAATTCCAAAGTGTATGTCCTGTAGGCATTTTGCCGCATCATCGTAGCCATTGCTACGCAAGGTACGAATACAGTCTTCGATGATCAGGTTGTTAAACTTTTGTGTATCAAAATGTAAATGTCCGTCTACTAGGACTCCGTCCACACGGTGACTCCAACATTGTTTCTCAAGTTCTCGAATTCGTTGGTTCATATCTTTTCTCCTGCTTTGAAGCCACGGAAGCGCATGAACCTTGGAAAGCGTAGACTATAGGTGCCGTCTTGGTTCTGTGTGATAGCATCAGCTCTGACTTCAATGACCTGTCCGTCTACCTTGCACTGCCAAAATTCATCACGATCCTTGTCTGAGAAGCCCGAACCCACGTTTACTCGGATCAGCTTGCCATCTTCTGTGCCTTCACATACCAGGGCACCCATCTTGCCCACGTTGCGGCCTGTGCCTTCTTCTGTTTCAATCACAGCAAGGCTGACTTCGATAAAGGGCTTTTGCTTGAGCCAAGCCACACTTCGCTTGCCCTCCCATTTGCCATTGGGATCTTTGATCATAATGCCTTCATAGCCTGCGGCCACGGCAGCTTTGTTGTAGTCTTTAAACTCAATTTCATCAGTGAACACGTCTAGATCAAACTCTCGTTGTGTGATGATTTCAATGCAACCTGAGTCTGCGAACAGTTTGGAGAAGTTTTCACGCAGGAAAGCACTACGGCGCTTCTGGCCCATCACACTGGCTCCTGCTTTGAATTCTGCCAAAGGCACGATGTCAAACAGCATGAGTCTAGCATCCTGTGCCTGCACATCCGATTTCCTGTGCACCTGTTTCATGAGATCCTGGAATGAGTTTGAAATCACTTCTCCATCAAACACATAACTGCGGCCCCAATTGTCCATGTTGTCTTCAAAGGCCTTGACGATGTGCGGAAAGTTTACTAGTTCTTTGCCGTTGCGAGTATACATCACAACTGTGCGGCTTTCGTAGTCTACCACAGTTAGCACACGCACACCATCCAGTTTGGGCTCAACCAATTTCTTGCCTGTGATCTTGCCTTCGTGATTGGCACCATCGTGCGCCAACATGCACTCAAACACAGGCACAGCATATTCGGGCTTCTTGCTTTTCTTGGCCACAGTGTTTACTGTCTTTTCTGAAACACCACAGCGAAGGTCTTTGATAAGGATCCTACGATAGAATCCATTCCATTGATCTTTGGTGGCCACATCCATGGCCAATTTGATGGCATCACGTGCGGCATGACCTGTGAGTGTTCTGCGATACAGAGCATCTGCCAATTCACTGAAGTTGGCCCAGCTTAGGCCCTGTCCATCTGCATCACTCTCTGGAACCTGCTTGACTCCAAAGGTATGCAGTTTGTCCAAACACCAGCGAACTCCTTCGAAGAATTCATCTAGCCCTTCTGTCATTGCTTCTGCAAGAATAGCTTCTTTGGCCAAACGGCTGTTGTCTGCTTCAAGTTGAGCAATAACTGCTTGCGGTTGTGTTCTCATTTTCTGCTCCTAAACTGTTACAATGCTAATATTATAGCATCGAACAGTGGAGTTGTCAAGCGATATTTTGGATTGATTATCCTAAATAGTCCGCCCAGCTAGGATGGCCCAGGTGATAGCCTCTAACCCTGCGTTTGGCAACTAGATCCCAAAATGTAGGCTTGTAAGGAGCAATCTTTGGCTTCATTTTACCCACATGAGCTGCCTTGCGATAGTTACAATGTTTGCAGGCTGTGGTCGAGTTTTCCCAAGTGGTCTTGCCGCCCAGGCTCACAGGATGCACGTGATCCAAAGTGGCGTTGGTTTCTGTGACATTTGTGCCACAGTATTGACAGGTGTAGGCATCACGCAGGAATATGTTGCGTTTGCTCAACCGCATGGTATGTTTGGGTTTTTGATATGTGTTCAACATGATCACAGCAGGCACACGAGTCTGCCATCTGGCACTGTGGACAATCCAATCGTCATGCCATTCCAAGACCTTGACCTTGTCCAGAACCATGTATCGTATGGCTTCCTGCCAATCTACCACACTCAAGGGTAAAAGGCTTACAGGTTGCATGTCTGCGTTTAATAAAAGGGTGCTCATGATATATTTAACTGCGGGTTGATTACATGACTATTATATGCTCAGATTACAAAGAAAACAAGAGCCTTGACAATAATTACTAGACACGTTATACTTTAATTTTGCACAAAAGGAATTCTATGTTAGTACCAATGGTAGTTGAATCTACATCAAAAGGTGAGCGGGCCTACGACATCTTTAGTCGTTTGCTCAAAGAGCGTATTATCATGTTGAATGGTCCTGTAGAAGATCACATGGCCAATCTGGTTGTGGCCCAATTGCTGTTCTTAGAAAGCGAAAATCCAGATAAAGAAATCAGCATGTTTATCAACAGCCCAGGTGGTGTTATCACTGCCGGCATGAGTATCTATGATACCATGCAGTTTATTCGTTGTCCTGTTGCTACCTATGTGATGGGGCAGGCCTGCTCAATGGGCAGCTTTCTAGCACAAGCAGGTGCCAAAGGTAAACGATACATGTTGCCCTATGCACGTCACATGATACATCAGCCTTCAGGTGGCGCTCGCGGTATGCAAAGTGACATTGAAATCCAATACAAAGAGATCACTAAGATGAAAACAATCTTAACTGAACTTTATGTTAAACACAATACCGCAGGCAAGACCTATCAAGACTTCGAGCGTGACATGGATCGTGACACCTTCATGTCAGCAGAAGAAGCACTGGCCTATGGCCTAGTAGATAAAATAATCGAGAAACGACCATGAACTTACAAACATTAGGTAAAATAGACAAAGGGTGGGGATTTGAATTGGTATGGGCCAACAACGACAAATACTGCGGAAAACTCCTTGTATTCGAACGTGCAGGAGCCAAAACCAGTTTGGTGTTTCACAAAGAAAAATACAAGAGTTGGTTTATCAATGCTGGTAGATTCAAGGTAACCTACATTGATGTTAGCACAGGTGAAGCCAAGGAAGCCATCCTAGAAGAAGGCAAAACTGCAGATTTCGGAGCTCTTGGTCCGCATCAAATCGAAGCACTGGTTGCCAACAGTGTGATCTTTGAAGTTAGCACCTCGGACTACGTTGAAGATCGATTTAGACTTGCGCCGGGTGACACGCAAATGAAGCAGCCAGAGCAGTAATTAGATCTTCAATCATACCATCATCGTGGAACGGAGTAGGTGCTAGACGTAACCGCTCTGTGCCCACTGCCACAGTGGGATTATTGATAGGCTGGATATAGATGTTGTGCTCGTTGAGTAGTTCATCGCTGATGGCCTTGCAACGCACAGCTTCCCCAACTAGGATAGGAACAATGTGTGTGCTGGTGCATTCCATTGCAGGCATGCCAGCCACAGCCAATCTATGTTTGAGTTTACGACTGCGTTCTTGATGCTTGTCTCTCAGCTCTTGATGATCCTTTAGATACTTGACCGCAGCTAATGCACCTGCACAGCTCACAGGGCTCATTGATGTGGTAAAGATAAATCCAGCAGCTACAGAACGGATGGCGTCAATGACCTCTGCATCGGCAGCTATATAGCCACCTTGGACCCCATAGGCTTTCCCTAATGTACCGTTGACTATGTCAACACGGGATTGTAGCCCTAGCTCTTCAACTTTCCCACCACCGTGGGGTCCATAGAGTCCTACCGCATGTACTTCATCGATGTAGGTCATAGCACCATATTTGTCTGCTAGATCGCAGATTTCTTTGATGTGTCCTACGTCGCCATCCATTGAGTAAACTGATTCAAATACAATGCAGGGCACGTTGCCTGTGAGTTGTATGCTGGTTAATATGTCTTCTAGGTGATTGAGATCGTTGTGACGAAATACAGTCTTAGGTGCTCGGCTGTGAACCATGCCTATGACTAGGCTGTTGTGGTTCTCACTGTCCGAAACAAAATGTATGTTGGGTATGATCTTGCTTAGAGCAATCAAAGTCCACTCGTTGGCCACATAGGCTGATGAGAACAGCAGAGCTCGTGCCTTGTTGTGTAGAGTGGCCAGCTCGTATTCCAAGGCCACGTGATAGTGACTGGTTCCTGCAATATTACGTGTGCCACCTGATCCTGCGCCTGTGTGATCTAGAGCAGTATGCATGGCATCTAACACAACTTTGTGCTGACCCATGCCCAAATAGTCGTTGCTGCACCAGTTTGTGATGCTTTTGATGTTGTAGGGTCCGTACCACATGGCTGAAGGAAACTTGCCCTTTTCGCGGATAATGTCGTTGAACACACGGTATTTGCCCGTGTCTTTGAGTGTTTTGAGTAGATTATTAAAGGGAGCTTTATTGATCATAGTCAACTATTTACATAAATATTAAACTGGGAGTAATAATGGCCGCAAACGGTATATCAGAACTAGCAACTAAACAGTTAAAGCAAGAAGCCAAACTAGATTTAGCACAAACAAGACGACAAGCAGCAGGCGATACTACTGCGCCATACTATAGAGAAAATAATACCTACGATATAGATAATCTGCCTACTAAGTATTCTGGAAATACATTAGTGAATAATTCAAATCCTGACGGACTGTTATTAGGACGTCCGTGGATCAACGTTGCAGCTATTACATTTACATCTGGAGTTTATCATCGCACAGTAACTGGCACAACAAATGCTAATGGCTATTTTGGTGTAGATTTTATCCCGGCAAACGACGATCTAACATTCTTTGATACCTATGCTGCTACTTCTCAAGGTGTTTACACAAGTTTAAACTTATCTAGTCTACCAGAGTATAGTAGTATTATGCTTACAGGATACTTCTTAGCACCTACTACAGATACCTATACATTCTACACTAGCACAGACGATGCTAGTTATATGTGGATTGGACCAGATGCCATTACAGGATATACTCATACCAATGCTGTTGTCCAGAACGGCGGCCTTCACGGTGTTACAGAAGTGAGCGGAACCATTGCAATGATAGCAAACATTTATTATCCCTTCCGTGTTATGTTCGGTAACCTAACAGGCCCAGGAACAATGACCGTTAGTTGGGCGAGCGGAACACAAGCTAAAACATCAAACTGGTCCGGTAAACTGTTCTACAACTCAGCCACTAACGGATTCTAATAAATAACACTATGAGAGCAGCAGAATTCATGAGGGCCTTGGCCGACATTATTGAAAAACTAGACGGCAACGAGTCTAGTGAAAGCCAGCCAAAGAATCCAGAGGAAAAAGACCCAAATCCCATAATGGTTTCACCGTTACAGCAAGAATTAGAACTGGACAAAGCTGAAGCGGGCAAAGATTCGCCAATCATCCGCAAACTCACTCAAGACGAGACTGAGCACAATCCCAACAATCCAATCTTCAGAAGCCGATAAATACTCTAACTAGGGTATTTCGATGGCATTTCGCAAAATAGAAGCAGGACTGGTACAGAGTTCTGTAGACAACTTCATTGGCAGACGCGGCACATTATTCTATGATAATAGTACTGGTATACTTCGTTTGAGTGACGGTTCTACTCCCGGAGGTACTATTGTCAGTGGAGGGGGCGGATCTCCCGGGCCAACTGGACCTACAGGCGCTACAGGACCCGCAGGACCACAGGGAGCTACGGGTGCGACAGGACCCACAGGACCACAGGGAGCTACGGGTGCGACAGGACCTGCAGGCGCACAAGGCGCACAAGGCATACAAGGAATACAAGGTGTAAAGGGCGATACCGGCGAACAAGGTGCTGCTGTTACTCTAAAAGGTTCTAAAAATAACGAAGCAGAAATATTAGCCGTAGTTAGTCCTTCAGCAGGCGATGCTTGGATCAATCAAGAGAACGGCGATTTATATTTCTGGAATGTCACAGACAGCCGTTGGGATAATATTGGACAGATAGTTGGCCCACAGGGACTGCAAGGTGCTCAAGGTATACAGGGACTAAAAGGCGACACGGGGGCCACAGGAGCAACTGGCGCTACAGGACCCGCAGGCGCACAAGGTGCTCAAGGAATACAAGGTGATACTGGGTCAACCGGTGCTGCAGGAGCAACTGGGCCACAAGGCATACAAGGAGAACAAGGCCCTGTTGGACCGCAAGGTCCTGCGTCAACATTTACATTTAATGTGGCCGCAGACGATAGCACTATGATTGCTATCGACACAGAAGAAACAGTCAAGTTTATTGGTAGCACTGGCATTGATACTTCGTCAAATGCCGAAGGTGCTATAACTATAGCTGTTGATAGTACTGTAGTTAGAACCAGCGACACAGACAAAGTCACTAATGCTATGTTAGAAGGCAACATTGCCAATGCCAAGTTGTTGAACAGCACAGTTACTATTGGTAGCACAGTCGTAGCGTTAGGCACTACAACCGCTAACCTAGCAGGATTAAACTCTGTAACAGCAACTAACTTTATTGGTAATGCTACTACAGTGACTAATGGCGTTTACACAAATAGTATAGGTGCTGTTACAGACATAATGTTAGCCGGGTCAATAGCCAATAACAAACTAACCAATAGTTCAATAACTGTAAATGGCACAAGTATTAGTTTAGGATCAAGTGCTACTATCTTAGCGGCTAATCCAAACGCCTTGACTATCGGCACGGGATTGAGTGGTACAAGTTATACGGGCGGTTCAGCAGTTACCATCGCATTGGCTTCGGGTTATGGTGATACACAGAACCCTTATGCCAGTAAGACAGCCAACCATTTCCTAGCCGCACCAAACGGATCTAATGGGGCTCCAACATTCCGTGCTATTGTAGCCGCTGACATACCTACACTAAATCAAAATACCACAGGTTCAGCAGCAACACTAACCACGGCACGAAACATCAATGGTGTCGGCTTTGACGGCAGTGCAGCCATTAATATACCTACACTAACAGACGGTACCAACACATTAAAAATTGTTGCCGCACCAAGCTCACTAACAGGTGCAGTAGGAGATGCTGTAGGCAATGTGGCCTTTGACAGTAGCTACATTTATTATTGTACCACAGCCTATGTAAGCAATAGTTATACTGGTACATTCTTAAACAGTGAAAGTGCTTCTAACTACAATCAACTTAGAATCAGCAACAATTGGAATCCACTTGCACTTACACCAGGTTACGGGTGGACTGTGACATTTAATCCCGGCGGCGGAAATATTACCCGCACAGTATCGAGTGTGTCTAGTTGGTCCGAAAACTATCCAAATGGTTTTTGGGACCTTATACTTACTTCCAGTTGGACCGGCACAGTTACTCTCGGAGACAGTTTCACGATTACCAGTGCCAACCCATTGCCTACTATTTGGAAACGCACTCCGTGGAATGCTATTACAAATACTTTTACATTCAATGTAGCCGCAGATGACAGCACTTTAAGAACAATCGGTACAGAAGAAACAGTCAAGTTTGTAGGTGCAGGTGGTATCACCACAGCTTCAGATGCAGAAGGTGCTATCACTATCACTCAGAGTGCAGCAGCCGCTGGCACACTGACTGGAAATACTCTAGCATCAGGAGTAACAGCAAGTAGTCTTACAAGCGTAGGTACCTTAACAAATCTATCAGTTACAAACACTATCACCGGGTCAGTGAATGGGTCAGCCGCTACGCTGACCACTGCTCGCAACATCAATGGAGTTAGCTTTAATGGCAGTTCTGATATTACAGTTACAGCCGCGGCAGGCACACTGACTGGTAACACATTAGCCAGCGGTGTAACAGCGAGCAGTCTAACCAGTTTTGGTGCCACGCCAGCAATGACCAGTCCAGCAATTACCACAAGTCTGACAACACCAAGCTCAAGTTTTAATTTAATCAATACTACCGCTACAACTGTAAACTTTGCCGGAGCCGCTATCACTTTAAGTGTTGGAGCAGCTACAGGCACTACCACTATCAACAATAACCTGTCAATGGCCAGTGGCAAGACCATAGGCACAACTGCCACTGTCACAAGTAATCACACAACAGCATTTAGTGCGGGCGACAGTGCTATCAGCAATGTGGCATTGTCTGTGCCCAGAGATGCGGCTATCCGTGATCGTACCAACGGCGCCAGTGTAATATACTTTGATGTTAGCAATGGCGGAACCACTAACGGAGAATTCCAGTTCCGTAGTAGCAGTGCGTTTACCAATGTGTTGACCATGAACACCACTGCGTTTAATATTAACACGGATGCAGTAGTAACAGCAAGAACACCAAGTCTTGCTAGAACAGCGTTCAATGCCGCAATGGGCACTGAACTTACTGTGAATGATATGCGTTTCCGCATAACAAATTCTGGGCTTGCAGGCGTATTTCCGCAGGTTATCAGCAACGCCAGTTACTCAAAAAATCTTGCTTGGACAGCGGTAACCGCAAGATCCGGCAGTGCGATAAACCAAGCAGGTAGCACTGGGGTGATAGTAGCAAATAATGCCTGGACTAGTTTGTATACCAGTCTTGGTATAGATAGTCCAGGCGATACTGTTACAGTTACACTACAGGATAAAGCATTGGGCCGTATCTATCGTGTGACATTTATGCGTAGTGATGACGGTGCTACAGATGGCTTCAATATCATAGCAGAGAGATTATTATAAGGAGACAACAATGGACAACAATGACACAAGCTATCAAAGATTAAAACCCAAATGCACCTGCTGGTGCACCGCACACTGCGGATTCAGTTGTATGACAGACGACTGCGATTGCAACGAGTGTTCGTGTTTAGATTGTATAGATAAAAAGGAATGTGAATGAGTTTTCTAGTTGCCAACCTTCCTCCAGTACATTGTTTCGTAAGACGAGAGTTCTTATACGATTTTAAAAGTGGCCACGGTGAGTACGAACCTTGCATCTGGGTTTCAATCAAGAGCCTACGCAGTCAAGCATTTCGCATAGAAGCCTACTTGCCACGCTATGGTGCGCTTTATGACAAGCTGCCCCTGCATGCCTATGTGAGCCGTTCAGACAATCTAGAACCGGAAAAGTTTTTACCCTTAGATACACTACAAATATGGGACTGTTTCAGTTATGACATTGCTGTGATACAGAAAGCATTCCTACGCAATCTCAGTTGTAAATTCTATGCCAAGAACAAAGAGTTTTATCAAGGCAACTATCTGTTCACAGTGGATAATGCAGCGCCGGATATGAACATCATAGACACCACCTATTCAGAATGGCCTGAAGATCACAAGAGCTTTAACTTCATTGAACTGGACAACGGACAGTATGCTGCCCAGCCCAACAATCGCTGCTTGTTTTTAGATGCTGCTAGTAATCCCAAAGAGATGCTGTTCCCAGACTTCAAGGTAGCTACCAAGAAGTGGGTAGTTGAAACTAATCCTAAATGGTCTTTAGGTGACTCAGACACTGTTACATACGAGTGATATGCAATACATCGACGACAAGGATGTATGGCGTCGTTGTCCGATCGATTATCTCTGGGTCTACGATAAACTTGTTCTAGCTGTGAAATGTGGGCATATCGCAGCACCCGCAGGTATACCAGTGCCTAAACCAGCACACTACATTGTTCGTCCTATAACCAACATACGCATGATGAGTCGCGGTGCTACGAAACAATGGCTAACACCCCAAGACACTGACCTAGTTCCTGACGGATACTTTTGGAGTGAATGTTTCGAGGGCCGTCATATCTCTGTGGACTTTCACTATGGCATACAGACCCTGGCAGTGGAAGGATTTCGCGATGATCCTGATAGGCTAGACAGATTCAGCCGCTGGCAGCGTATTGATGAGAAATACAGCTTTCCTAAAGTATTAGGTGAACTATGGCATTTGACACCGTGGGTCAATGTGGAATACGTTGGGGACAAGATCATCGAAGTGCATCTGCGTTGGAACGATGATTTCTCCAACCATAGCAGCGATGTAATATACCCAGTTTGGTGCGATGATCTCAAACCTCAACCCTCCAATACCACATGGTATCCCTCAACTGCCGGAGATAGACTGGGCTTCTGGGTAGAGAATAAATAAGCTATAAGATTTAAAAGGTCCCCATGAATAAACTACTACTATTATTATTATCGACATTGCCCCTGTTAGCATTTGCGCAGGGCAAGATGCCTGCAAAGTCAGCAACCTACGATGCACAAGTTATTAGAGTGAGTGACGGCGACACAATTGTGATCGCCGCTCCCTTTCTCCCCTTACCACTCAAGCCCGAACTTGCTGTTAGGATCTACGGAGTCGACACGCCAGAAAAAGGACACAGAGCTCAATGTCCACAAGAAGACCAGCGAGCGCAATTGGCGAGTAAATTTACAACTCAAGCCTTACAATCCCACCCGAAGCACCAAGTTATTATCTACGGATGGGATAAGTTTGGTGGCCGTATATTGGGAGACATCCTGGTAAACGGACAAAGCATTCGTCAGGGACTTATCAGCAACGGCCTAGCTCGTGAATACTATGGCGATGCTAAACAAAGCTGGTGCCAATAAATATATCATGCGCACAGAATCTTATCAATTATTTTCACAACTGCTTGAAGGCTATCTCAACGAAGCCAGCACCAGTCTCAACTTGATACTAGACAATCCTGGTGGCAAACAAGTAGTTAAATTCCTTCACACAGACATGGGCCTTGCACATGATCAGGATTATCGACAAGTAGAAAAGATATCATGGAGTGAACTCAAAGACGCCAGAAGAGGTGCTTGGGTCATAATCAAAGGCACCACAGGCACAGGAGCCATCCGTGCTACCACTAGCGGTAGTTATGAAGCCACTGCTAGCTCAGGTGGAGAAGTAGACAGTTTTGCAGATGGCCGAGGCGGCAACGTCATTGATTTTTTGAAATCAAAAATAGGCAAACTAAACAAGTTCTATGTGGGAAACAATACTTCTACAGTGAATGACAAACGAAAGAAACGTAAAGATCAACAGGCTGGCACTGACACTTCGATGGTCAGTGTAGACACCCTGACTAAAAAATTCAAGCCACTGTGGGCCAAAGCAATTACTGCTGCTATCGCAGACGTCAAAGGACATATCGCCAATCAGATCAAGAACGATGCCTTTGACAAAGCTGCCAAAAAACTAGAACATGTGAAACGACTGCAACAAGCCATTGAGTCGTTGGAAACAGATTCTGACACACCTAACTCAGTCAGAGCTGCTATTAATGTTGCTGTGTTAATGGCAGCCAGTCATCACTACCCCGAACAGACTGGCGCTATAAGTCGCAGCGGCTATCGCGACGGCTATAATGCACAGCGATCTGAGGGCGGTAGCCAACTGATGAAAGACATCGCAGGCGGCGATCAAAAGAAATTAGGCACAGTGCTGACATTCTTTAAAAGGAGTTTGATTTCAGGATGAAACTCAATCAAATAGTTCTCGAAGCCAACATAGCAGCCAAACTCAAAGATCCCAAGATGGTCAAGATGTTGAGCATAGCCATGCGCCATGATGGCACATTGCCCAAAGATCGTGTGGCCAAACTAGGACCTAAACCCTCAGATGACGAGATAGTTAAACTATGGAGTGATCTCCTAGACCTCAGTCTCAGCAGCACAGACTATGGCAACATCTCCACTGATGGCAAGTTTGACGAATGGTTGACTCGCATGTATATCAATGGCGTGGCCGACTTTGAAGACATCAACGGCGAAGGTGGCGACGCTCTAGGTGCTTGGAAGGCCCTGAGCATACGTGGCAAACTAGCAGAAAAAGATCAAGACTTCAACAAGTTTAAAAATCTACGTCAAATACAATCTATCATTCAGCAGCGCAATTATCGCGATGAACTTAACCGTATCAAAGATGCTGAAGTCATTGAAAAACACAAACGTGATCGCAAAGAAATCACCATCGTAGATGATGAACGATTCCTTATCGTAGTTCCTATGAACTACGGTTCATGCTACACATTCAACAACTCCGCAGGTTTCCAAGCCAGCTTCTGCACAGGATCAAGCTCAGGTGAACGCTGGTTTAAAACCTATGCTCCAGACGGTCCTGTGATATCTGTGTTTGACAAAGAAAATTCAGATGATGTTAATGGCAAATGGCAGATACATGCTCCTACTAATCAAATCAACAACGGCAATCAAAGCATACGATCAGACGAGAAGTTCTCAGAACTGTTTCCTGGACTGATGAAGCGCATTGTCGCAGGTATCCAAAGCAAGGCAGCAGAACTAAAAACAGCCAGCGAAGATGTGGCCCGTGGCGGGTATGATATTCCGGCTGCTATAGCAGATTTGAAAAAACGATTCCCGTTAAGTTATGCTTCAGGCGAAGAAAAGCCAGCAGCGCCTGAACCAGATGCCAATGACGGTCCTGGAACGTATGTAGTAACACAGACTGCATCAGGTAGGACTGCTCGTATCCAAGGTGAAAGCCGCCAAGACATCATTGCCAAGTTAACAGCTCGATATCCAGATAGCACAGAAGCAGACTATACCATCGAGAAAGCACAAGAATAAGAACACCCTACCTTAGGAACGTTAGCGTTACTTCAGGGTTGCCCGGCTGCTGGGCAGAACGTTATGGGAGTCGTGCCCCGGAATGGCGTTCTAAGTGAGCACTTTTATAAAGACTGTATGAAGATAGCATTGTTCTTGCATCAGCCTAAATGTTCAGTAGAGTCCGGCAACGGCATCCTCCAAGCACTACAACCATACCACAGTTTTAAAATATTCACACGCTGGCACGTTGATGCTGACTTCTTTGATGATGTTGACATGATAGCTGTACCAGGAGGTATTGGTGATGCCGATAGTTTTGATCACCTGCTGGCACACAACGGAGATCGAGTCAGGGACTTTGTTGGTCGAGGCGGAAGGTATCTTGGCATATGTATGGGAGCATACTGGGCTGCGGAAGACTATTTTGATATCGTAGATGGCATAGAGGCTGTGCAATACATCACCCGCCCTGGCACAGACACACGTAGACCGCATGCCAAAGCATTACCTATAACTTGGCAAGGGCAACAAGAACGAATGTATTTCTACGATGGATGTGCTTTAGTAGGTGATACTACAAAATTTAAAACTGTTGCTACCTATGCCAATGGTGATGCTATGGCCGTAATACAAAACAACATAGGGCTAATTGGATGTCACCCAGAGAGTCAACTCAGTTGGTACAACGAATATCATAGCTGGATGAAGCCTCACTATCACGGTGGGCGACATCATGAACTGCTGTTGGATTTTGTCAGCGACCTACAATAATACCATAGATCTCTTTCCAATTCTTTACAACTGGATAAGAACATTTGTGATGCATGTTATGTCCGTGTTCGATAAGAATAGATTGTAATCCTAAGTTATAGCCAACATCGGCATTGGCAGGCTTGTCTTCAATCCAATACAGATCACTATCTTTATAAGGTGCAAGTGCATCATCTTTGTCTGCACCAGTGTCTAAACAGATCACTGTTTCAATAGCGTTACCAAACAACTTGCGTAGATTCTTTTCTCTAAGCTTCTGTGCGTTTTTATCTAGACTTAGACTGGTGATCACTCGGAATTGATAACCGTGTTTTTCGTGCAGTTTCTTGACATAGTGAGCTGAGTCACGTAGAGCAGGAAGGAAGCCAATAGCAGCCGACTCGTTGAATGTCTTGATGACTTTTTTGGAATCTTTTTCTTCTAGCTCGTTGTAGTGGTGATGTAGATAATAGCTTTTTTTATTATCTGCGGTCAGTGTGTAACCGCGTTCTTGCATCCAGACTGAGAATGCCCATTCCCAATCTAATAGAACACCGTCTGCGTCTGTGAGTATAATTTTTTGTTTCATACCATATTATAGCATTAGTTTGGGCTGTTGTCAACCGGATAAGTAAAGAATGAACATAATAATCTATACCCTAGTGATGGTTCAAATCACCATAGCCTGTGTAACGCTATATTTGCACAGAAGCCAAACACATAGAGCAGTGCAATTTCACCCTGCGGTTAACCACATTATGCGAGCCTGGCTTTGGCTGACCACAGGCATGGTCACTCGTCAATGGGTGGCCATACATCGCCGACATCATCAACGTTCGGACCAAGAGGGCGATCCGCATAGTCCACAGATCTATGGCATTTGGCGTGTGTTATTTGGCGGGGCATTTCTTTATCATTCTGCCAGCAAAGACACAGCCATGGTTGATTCATTAAGCAAGGACTGCCCTAATGATTGGATCGAACGCAACCTTTACTCCGCACACAGTCGCTCAGGTATTCTTTTAATGCTGGTCATAGACTGCTTGCTCTTTGGACCGTGGGGACTGCTCGTGTGGGGTATTCAAATGATCTGGATTCCATTCTGGGCAGCTGGGGTAGTTAATGGACTTAGTCATTGGTGGGGTTACCGCAATGTTGAAACACCCGACACTTCGAGGAATTTAATACCCTGGGGATTCTGGATCGGTGGCGAGGAATTACACTCCAATCATCATGCCGATGGTGCCAATGCCAAGTTCAGCCAGAAGTGGTGGGAGTTTGACATTGGCTGGGCCTACATTTCTATACTAAGATTTTTTAGATTAGCAACAGTTAGATAAAGAAAAAGCACCCGAAGGTGCTTTTCTTTTACCGCTATGTAATGCTCTATGAGCGTACTTTTATTTCTTCACGCCGCTGTTAACAAATGAATACATCTTTTCGGCAGTTTCTAGTACTTTATCTAAACCTGGAAACTCTGGCATACCGACCGTAGTAACGATCTGACCAGTCTTTTCATCGCGCTTGGCGGTCATTTCCCAGCCTTGAAACTTGGCATGGAAATCGTCTTGCACTAGGCTTTTTGCCATACCTAGGATATCTGAACGGATTTCGTAGCCGTTCTTGTTGAATTTAACTTCTGGTAGCTTTGGTGTTTCAAATGCGTTTGACATATTAATCTCCTGTGTGTAATGTCTGTATGTTAACAACTACTTCTTGTTCGCTGTTAACTTATTATATATGCTCTGTGAGCGAAAAGCAACTTATTTTTTGAACTTGTTTGTTCGTTCTTTAATAAGTTTAACCACTTGGTCACTGAGCACTACTTCATAGTGGTTGTAGTCTACTTCTATCAATTCCATGTCTGCATGATGTTTTTGACTGGCAATAGTAACTACTCCGTCATTGGGCTCATGCATGAATGGACTTTGTCCTTTAACTGTTACTATATTAGTCCAGGGATGCTGTATCTTAATCTTACTAGCCTGCTTCATTACCCACGAACTAGGGCCAATATCACGCATTAGTCTACTGAATGGCAAAAAGTATTGAGCATAATCCGCCACTTCTGCACCACCGTAGGGTGTGCTCAATGTAACAGCACCCTTAACACTATTGGGCATAGCATTAGCTAGATGTAATGCGTAAATACCGCCTAAACTATGTGCAACAAACACTAGGTTCTGATAGTTCTGCAATGTTGACTGCATGTCTTTTAGGTTATTTTCAAACCCATTGCGACTATCGTAGTTGATGTCTAGCCCAGTGCCCAGTTTACTCTTAATATAATTGAAACTTTCGCTGGTGGCATTTGCCCCGTGAATATACACCAAGTTCATGCCAATATTTATCAAGCTCCGTATACGGCTTTGGCTTCTTCAGTGCGCCCCTGACGTGCAAGACTCGCAGCATATCGTGCTTGTCCAAATGCTTCTAAAAATGACCAGATTGAGTTTAAAATTGTTTTCATAGATAATTTTCCTTTTGAGAATTGAATTGTCGGATATAACCTTCCAACTGTGCGGCATCGGTAATGCCTTTGGTGCTTAGATATGCATCTAAACTGCTTTGATAGCTAGATCCTGGGAACATTTCGGATAGACGTTCCAAGATGGCTAGCATTTTTTCTGATATAGTCTTCATACTTTTCCTCTGTAAGTGTGTGTAGAACTTAGTGTTCCTACTCAGTATTTACCATGAGAAGTGTTACAACTTGATTAAATAGAACAAACAGTGTATAATATCAAATGACACACAGAGGTTAAATACTAGACTAGGAAAGGCACATGAAACTAAAAACAAGATCGATCCTGCAGGAATTAAATGAATTAGCGGAAATCCGTAACAAGGATGAACTGTTTGAAAGCCGTGCCACTAACATCATCAATTCAGCTATTAATCTGCTGGAAACGTTGAAGAAACACTACACTGCGGAACAGGCAGATGAGCTAGAACGTAGATTGTTAAATGCCATACGCGGTCAGGATCCTGCCAAATTCACACGAGGCATACGTAAGATTGCCGAATCTAAAAGAACCAAGAGACCGTTAAATGAATCAGAGTAAATTACTAGAAGGCGGCAATGTATTCAAGGGTTCAGACAAGCAGCCCCTAACACAGCGCATTGCCACTGCAGATGTAGAAAGCACAGTGGACTACATTGAAAAGATCACAGGACTGGACTTTACCAAAGAGAAAGATCTAGACGATAAAAAGCCAGTGAAGTGGTTAGGCACTACTGGACGCAAAGAAGATCCAGATGGCACATTTGAACGCAACAGTTCGGGCGATCTAGACCTCAGCGTGGATGCCAATGAAGTAGACAAAAGATCTTTCGCCGACAAGTTAATATCACAGTTCGGCAAAGAGAACATCAAATTAAGCGGTGACAATGTGCATTGGAAGGTGCCTATCAAAGGTGACAGCGCCAACGGATTTGTGCAAGCAGACTTTATGTTTTCAGCTAATCCCAAGTTCCAACAAGGATCAATGATCAGTGGTGGTGGAGAGTATCGTGGCGAACATCGCCACATTCTATTGAGTTCTATAGCTAGAGCCAAGAACATGAAGTATAGTCCCAAGCACGGGATATTAAATCCACAAACAGATGAACTGCTGCCCAACGGCAATGATTGGAATCAAATTGCCAAAGAATTGCTGGGACAGACTGCTACCATCAAAGACATCCGTTCAGTGGATGCCATCCTTAACTACATTAAAAAACTGCCCAACTATGAAGAATTAGTCGCAGGGGCTAGAGAAACACTAGGCAAGCAGGGCATAGAGTTGCCTAAGGCCAATCAAATAGAAAGCTACCAACCAGGAAGTATAGGTTGGATGCGTCAACTCATAGAAATAGTAAAATGAGATTCTGGGAACTATTATTAGAAGATGATGCGCCTCCTGCCAAGAAAGTTGGCAGAGAGTTCAACCACCTTGAAGACAAGGTGTTTGCAGAAGATGATGGTGCAATTAAAGTTATACAAGCTCTAAAAGCTGTGGCCAAACCCGAAACCAGCATCACAATCAAATGGGATGGCAACCCCACAGTGTATTGGGGACGTGATGATGACGGCACATTCCGCATGGTGGGCAAGAACAACTGGGGACGTGAGGAAGGTAAAAGCTCTAGCCCAGATGAATTAAAATCATTTATCATGAGTCGCGGCAAAGGTGAAGACTGGCGATCCAAATTTGCCAGTGATATGGCCGCGATGTGGCCCATATTCGAAGCTGCTACGCCCAAAGATTTCCGTGGCTATGTCTACGGTGATCTCCTGTTCCACCCAGGCAAGCCATACACAGGTGCAGATGGTAGGATCTCATTCACCCCTAATCAAGTCACTTACTCAGTTTTAGTCAACAGCGACACAGGCCGAGCACTGGCCAAGGCCAAGGTAGCTGTGGCAGCTCACAAGGTATTCGGTTATTTCGGAGACAAGAGTGGAGAAGACTTTGATAATCCAGAACTGTTTAATAACACTCCTGCACTTGAAGTATTTGGACTCACAGCAGTCAGTCACAGACCAGCTGTGGGTGCAGAAAATCTGGCCAAGATTGAAGCTTTGGCCAAGAATCAGTCAAAGATCAACGGCCTGCTGGCTCCTGTCGCAGGCATGGGTTATCTACGGACAGAGATCTATAACTTTGTGAATAGTCAAAGCAAGGCTAAACAATTAGATAACATCAACACTGATGCGTTCCTGGCCTTTGAACAAAAGACTCCCGCCAAAGCTGCTAAAATAGCTGCACACAGTGAACGTCATCCAGGAGTAATGGATATTTTATTTCAGTTGGTAAAAGAAATTATGTCTGCTAAAGATGAAGTAATCCGAGAGCTGGACGCAGCTGAAGGTGAAATCACAGCCACTACAGACGGCAAGCCCGGTGGCGAGGGCTATATCATAGGCGGCGACAAATATGTGCCTAGAGATCGGTGGACTCCGTTTAGAGCCGATTAACGGTCAAACACCCTGATTTTTCCAATCCAATATAAATACTTGCATAGGGATCAGGTGATTCCTAATATTGCCGGCCTCTGAGCGAGGTCATTGATCAAGGAGAATTTATCATGGCAGACGTAACAAGTAGAAATGAAATTGTAGGTAACGACGGTTCAACCTATGTAACTTTTGGTGCTAACTTTAACAAGCACAGAATCAACCAAGCTGACGTAGGTCGCGAGTTGATTATTAAAATTGCATTGACAAACATGACAGACGCAAACGTTACAACAATTCGTAACGCAATTACACTAGCAGGCGGTTCAGCAGGTGCACTACCAGCTAACACAGGTGATGCATTCACTGTAGCAGCAATTGGTACAGCAGACGGTTCAGCTTTTGTTAGCGGAACAACAGACGTATTATACATGCGTGTTCAAGGCACTGGTACATTTGACACAACAGACGCAGCAGCCGGTATTGGTGGTTGCACTGTTACTGTTGAAGCAGTCTTTACACCAGCACTGTAATTAGTTAATTCTCAGGGATGGGAAGCATTAAAGGACCGCAAGGTCCTTTTTTGTTGGCTGAATTTCTATGAGTTAAATACATACATTATGGCACGATACCGAATTGTTACTCTCGTAGATATAACCCGCAGCCAACCTGATAGGAACGACACCGACAAGACTCTGTTGGGTCAACAGGCCAACTTCAACAGCCTGCTACAGGCCATAGGCATGCGATCCAATGTGGAATGGTTACGTGACCCAAAAAAGCACACAGGAAGACTGCCTGAGCCGGCATCAGGCAAGGCCACGTATTGGATCTGGGAGTTTGACTGCGAACGTGATCAGGTTTTTCTACAAGACGGTGATCCAGTTTATCTGCTAGCACATGACCTCAACCATGTGCCTGTGGTTGTTGATTTAGAAAACAGTGAAGACATCGACCCTGCTGCCTTTCAAACTCAGGGCGACATGATAAATACTTGGGTAACAATGATTTAGGCAAAGTGTGTTTTTACATACTTAGTATAAATACTAGTTCAAAGGCACCCATTAGGCATTCAATCATAGACTAGGCACATGGCTCGGAGCGAGCACTTGACTTATAACATTGGAGACGGCCTTAATGCCTACAGTAGCAGAACGTGTTGGAATAGTAGAAACGCAGGTTTCAAATCTTGGCGAGAAACTAGATGACATAAAAGTTGATGTCAAGGACATGCACGATTGCCTGGACAAAACTCGTGACGGTCTCACGGAGAAATTAAATCAAATGTATGATGCCTCCTGCACACAGCATGCAGAATTAGGTAAAAAACTCAACGAATTAGAACAAAGCAAAAACAAGATGATGATGTATGGCATGGTAGGCATGGCATTCATAGCTGGTCTAGGATGGACTGGACAGTTGAATCTACAGACCATACTCAAGTTCTTTGGAGCATGAAGTAACAGCACTTAAATAAGGACCATAGGTCCTTTTTTT